GCGAGTTGACGTCGAGGAGCTACGCCAGCAGCGCGACTACCTGAGCGGCGAGCTGGTCAAGCTCACCGAGCGGCTTCGCGGCCTCCCCGTCGAGCAGCGCCAGCGCGCCGAGGAGGCCGAGCGGCAGCGGGACACCGCGCATCGCATGATGGAGCGCTTCCCCGACGTCCACATGAGGTTCGGCGTAGTCGGAGTCGTCGAACCGGAGGACGCCGCTTGCGCGGACTGGTGCTACGCGTGCCGCCTCAACCGCGCCGAGCGGCAGCGGGACGAGGCCCTCGCTGCCGTCCAGCGGGTGCGGGACCTCGCCCACGACATGCGCAACATCACCGGCGCCCGCGCATGGGCCGAACGGCTCGACGCCGCCCTCGACCAGCCGGAGGAGACCCCGCGATGATCCACCCGCTGCACACCCTCGGCTGCGCGATCCGCCGCATATCGCCCGAGCCGGGCACCTCTGGTGGCGCCCGGCTCGTCACAGGACTCACCGTGGCCGCAGCCCTCATCGCACTCGGGGGCCTCGCCGTTGCCGTAGGAGCAGCCACCACAGGCGACCCCGCGTACGTCGTGGTCGGTGCCCTGGAGGTCGTCTGCGGCGGCCTCCTGTTCGTCTACTCGCGGCGCATGGCTGAGACCGAACGCAGGCTCGCCGCGCTCGACCAGCCGGAGGACACGTAACGCACCCTGCCCCGCCTCACGCCCACGACTGGACCACACGTAAGCGCGCCGAACCTATGGGGGGATTATGACCGGCAACCAGCAGCAGGACGAGGGCCTGCACGACTGCGCACGGGGACGGCACTGCGCAGCCCGCAAAACCGTCCTGGCCGACGGGAAGCACGTCACTGTCCCGGCGCAGACCTACCGGGCGTTCTGCGACGCGGACGTCACCCGCATCCGCCGCTGCCTCAACGACCTCCCGGGCCGGTTCGTGGAGCTCGCGGTCCGCATCGGCGACCGGCCCCGCGCGGACGGGCCCCGCGTGTCCGGTGGGGGAGCAGCAGCCCCGATCCCGATCAACACGGGGGTGGAGGCTTTCCAGCGGCACATCGTGGAGATCCTCACCTCGTGGGAGGAACGCGTCCGCGACGCCGCGAACCTCGCTGACGTGTCCGGGCAGCGCCGCGCCGGCCACGCCGTCAAGGTCGCGTGCGCGGTCCTCGCCGCGCATGTGGACGCGCTCCTCGCCCTCCCCGCGGACTCGATGTGCCGCACCCTCGACCTCGCCCGGCACGAGCATGTCCCCGAAGCGGCGGACGTGTTCGTCCACGACGGCGACTGGCTGCATTACAACGTGGACCTCGGTGGCGTGGAGGCAGGCATCGAGATCCTGAACCTTCACCACCGCGCCCTTGCCCGGCTGGGGTGGACACCGCAGCACCACGACCTGATCACCCCGTGCTGGGACTGCGGGGAACGGAAACTCCGCCGCCAAGACGGCTCTGTCGGCCTCGCCGACCACATTGAGTGCCTCGCGTGCCGCAGCGAGTACCTCGGGTCCCGTCTCCGCGCCCTGATGGTCGATGAGGAGCAGGCCCGGCATCGGAAGGCGACCCGGGAACGTCGCAGACTCGGCGAACGGGTGTGACATAACCGCAGGTCACGCGATCAGGGTGTGTCCCAAGTGGCGAATCGGGCACGCGCATGCAAGAATTCGGATTCAACCTGGAGATTCCTGCCCCGGAAGCCGCGCGCTGCCGGGGCTTCTTGCTGTTCAGAGGGGGTGTCTCGGTGCCCCCACTGTCGCGGCCTGTCCCGGTCACTGCCGCTGAGGCCGCCGCCCGCCTTGACCGTTCGGTTGGGACGGTGTACTCGTGGGTGACTCGTCACGGCGCCCGCCGTTTGAAGCGGGTCAACCGGAAGATGTACTACGACCTGAATGATCTTCGGGTGATTGAGCGGGAGATCCGCCACGGGCACCCGGTGCCGGCGTCTCCGGAGGACCGCGCGGAGATCGCGGTGTCTTGCCCTCTGTTCGACGCTGAGCGGTCCTTTCACGCTGCCTGACCTTTTAGACGCGTACGCGGGCCTTTTCCGGTGCTCACAACCCCGTGGCCTGTCGTACGCCGCGCACACCCTCTCCTGTGGTGTGCCCTCACCCGCGCGCTCTCGGTGCCCCCGTTCCGGGGCGTGCACCCTCGCGTCCCGGCCGGTCGCTCAAGGGGTGCTGCCGGTCGGGGCGCGGGGGCTTGGTGAACCTGCGAAACCCTCACGGATCTGGGACAATAGGAGACGTGAGCAGCCCCTCTGCAGACTTCTACAAAGGCCCGGCTGTGTTCGTTGGTCGCGACGGCTCGGAGTACTTCGCCGACGTTGACTTGCGTGTCGGGCCGGACGGTGACCGCAAGCAGTGGCTCGGCACCGCCGATGTCAGCGAGGACATCCCGCTGGTGACGATGGCGGATGTCGTATGGATTCGCTTGCCAGACGGCGGCGAGGGGCCAGCCTCAATCAACATGTTCTCGGCTGATCTCTATAAGATCGACGTGTATGGTTCCGGGTCGCCGCCGTGGTGGGAGTCGGCGTCATGAGCGCGGTGGTCCTGGCCAAGTCTCGCCGCTGGCGCCTCAACCTGGACGGGCAGGTCGAGCCCGCTGACGGTCATCCGATGGGTACGTTCACCGGGCAGGAGTGGCAGGTTCAGGAGTGGCCGCCGTGCCCGGTGTGCGGATCTACTGACGCGGAGCCGCAGTCGGTGGACGCCCGGACGTGGGGTGAGCGGTTCCCGGTGCTCCATGTCGGGCAGTGGGAGTGCCCCAACGGCTGCGATCCCCGGCTCGCACTGAGGAGCCAGACCCCGTGAGCACCCGGAGGATCGCACCGCAGACCCCGCTGCCGTGCCTGGTGTGCGGGAAGACCCTCACCCCCGTGGGGGAGGGTGACGCGCAGCCGGTTGACGCGGTGTCGTTCCGCGCAAGCCCCGGCTTCGGGTCGGAGTTCGACGGTACGCGCGGCGAACTGGAGATCAACGTTTGTGACGGGTGTCTTGCCGGGCGCCGGGATCGTGTCGCGCATGTGACTGTGGCGCGTGAGGTTCACACGATGCGGTGGGTGTGGGAACCGGAGCTGCTGTCATGACCGAGCCGCTCAGCATGACGACTGTGAAGCGCGGCGCCGTCATCCCCATGTCCCGGGACATGCTTCTCGCCGCTGGCGTGGTCGAACCCACGGCGGAGGAACGCGCGGAGATGGAGCGCAGCGCGGCGGAGGCAAGACGCCAGGCTGAAGCCCGCACCGAGGGGCTTGCTGCTGCACGGGAGCGGCTAGCCGCGATCACGGACCCGCTCGCCCGCGCTGTCCTGGACTTGCACTGCGAGAACGAGCGCGGCGAGTGCGAGGGCGACGACATGGACGGCTACGAGTGTGAGTATCCGGAGTGGCCGTGCCGCACGGTTGAGGTTGTCGCGGCGCACTACGGTATCTCGCTGGAGGCTTGGTGAGCGCGGCTGAGCGTGCGGCGTCCATGACCCTGGACGAACTGATCGCGGTCATCACGGCCGGACTGGACGCCGACGAGGAGGCCGCCAAGCGCGTACGCCAGCCGTACCGGCTGTACGCCTGCGACGACGGCCACGTCGAAGAGCCGATGCTCGTTGACGACCCATACGGGGAGCGGAACGGCGAATACCAGCAGTGGGAGCCAGGCGAGGACCGGCTGCCCAACCACCACAACTCGTGGGCGCTGATCTACGACCCGTCCCGTGTCCTCGCCGACGTCGCCGCCAAGCGGGACCTGCTCGCTGCTGCGCCGGATCTCCTCTACGAGCATGAGCGGCCTGATGCCATGGCCCGCTCCGCTTTGGAGTCTCTCGCCCGCCCCTACCTCGACCAAGAGACGCCGTGAAGCGCTGGCCGGTACGGCTATGGCGCTGGCAGGTCACCGTCCGGCCGGTGCCTATCCTCGTGCTCTACATCTGCCTTTACGCCGTCACAGCCCAGCTCCCGCACGGCGCGATCGACCTGGTCCGGGTAGTGATGCTGGCCGTCATCGCGGCACTCACGGCCCTGGTGCTGGCGATCTTCGCGTCAGCCTGGAGGCAACGCAGGAAGGCCCGCTGACCACAAGCCTCTGACCTGCGGGAAGTCACACCTCCCAACCGGCGGGAGAAGGCGGCCAATGGGCACCGCAGGCTCTGAATCCGTGAGATAATCGAACAAATAAGCGAGACCCCCGCGACGGCTGCAACCGCCCGGGGGCACGGCCAACCTGAGAGAGCAGGTCAGCATGACCGATCGTAGTACTGCTGCGTCTGACGACGCGGACGTCTTCGCCCCCCTACGCAAAGTAAAGAAGAAGTGCTCCGTCAGAGGTTGCCCCCTGCCCGCCACCTCGCGCGGATGGTGTGGGAGGCACTACTGGCGATGGAAGAGGTACGGCAACCCGAACCACAAGGTGCAAGAACGGGCGACCGTTTATGAACCGATCAAGCATGATCGGGGCCCAGCGAAGTACGGACTGACAGACGAGCAGTACGAAGACCTGTGGACATCACAGGACGGTCGGTGCGCCATCTGCCGCACCGAACTGATCCGAACGGGCATGAAGTCGTGCAACATCGACCACTGTCACAAGACGGGGGTTGTCAGAGGCATCCTGTGTCGCGGATGCAACTGGGGAATGGGGATCCTCGGGGACGACCCTGACCGTCTTGAGGCCGCCGCTCGCTATCTCAGGCGGGCTGCCGAATCAGATGGGCAGATCCCCCTGAGTACGGCTGGTGAGTGAACCACCGGGTAAGAACGATCATGACCGGGGGTGAAGGTCATGGAGCAGCCTCCAACCAGCCCAGGCCATGGACACCCCTGCTGCGGAGCGAAGAAACGCCAGGGTGAAGGCAACTGCCAACGGCCCGCCGGGTGGGGAACCGACCACCTCGGGTTCGGGCCTTGCCGCACCCACGGCGGCAACACAAAGAACCACCGCACCGCCGCCCTCAACCAGCAGGCCGAACGCCTCCTCGCTGACCTGAACGCACCCCCGGTCGACAATCCCCTCACCGAGTTGGCCCGCATTACCGGGCAGGTGGTGGCGTGGAAGGACGGCCTCGCCGCCAAGGTCAACGAACTCACGTCGCTGCGGTACTCGACGGACGGCGGTGAGCAGCTCCGCTCCGAGGTCGCGCTGTTCGAGCGGGCCCTCGACAGGTGCGAGCGGTTCCTGACCGCGATGGCGAAACTGAACATCGACGAGCGTCTCGCCCGCATCGAGCAGCAGCAGGCCGACCTCGTCACCTACGCCGTCACGATGACGCTGGAGGAGTTGGGTCTGCCCACTGAGCAGCAAGCGGAGGCGCGCCGTGGTGTTGCCCGCCACCTCCGTGTTGTCTCGGGCGGCTGACCAACTCGAAGCGTCCACTGAACCGAACCCGTGGCTGGATGATCCGGTCGGGTGGGCGCGGGCGAAGCAGGGTGTGCACCTGTGGTCGAAGCAGCGGGAGATCGCCCGGTCGGTGGTGACCGAACGCCGCACCGCAGTGAAGTCCTGCCACGACGCTGGCAAGAGCTTCCTAGCAGCCACGCTTGGGCAGTGGTGGATCGATGCGCACCCGCCCGGTGAGGCGTTCGTCGCCTCGACTGCCCCGACGTATCAGCAGGTCCATGCGATCCTGTGGGAGGAGATCCGCGCCGGCGTCCGCCGCGCCACCGCCACCGGGAACGTGCTGCCCGGGCGAGTGCTGCAGTCGGACGAGTGGAAACTAGACGACGGCACCCTCGTCGGGTACGGCCGTAAACCAGCCGACACCGACGAGCACGGCTTCCAGGGCATCCACCGCCGCTACGTCCTGGTCATCATCGACGAGGCGTGCGGCGTGCCGGAGCAGTTGTGGACGGCGGCTGAGGCGATCACCACGAACGCGGACTGCCGCATCCTCGCGATCGGCAACCCAGATGATCCGAACACCGAGTTCGGGAAGGTGTGCAAGCCCGGCTCCGGGTGGAACGTCATCCGGATCAACGGCCTGGAAACCCCGAACCTGACCGACGAACCCGTCCCGGAGAAGCTGCGGCCGCTGCTGCTGTCACCGGAGTGGGTGGAGGACAAACGCAAACGGTGGGGCGAGAACTCCCCCCGCTACGTGTCGAAGGTTCTGGGTGACTTCCCGGAGATCGGCGACGACACCCTCATCTCCCCGCGGTGGATCGAAGCAGCGCAGGCCCGCACCCTGAACCCTGGCCCGCACACCGTCCTCGGGGTGGACGTCGCCCGGTTCGGGTCGGACTCCACCATCATCGCCACCGCACGCGGCCCCGTGGTGCGGATCGTCGCCGAACACGCCAAACTCCGCACCACCGAAACCACCGGCCACGTCATCGTGGCGAAACGCGAACACGCCGCACACGAGATCCGCGTGGACGGTGTAGGTGTCGGCTCCGGCGTCGTCGACGAACTCGTTGAGGCCGGCCACGACGTGGTGGACATGCAGTCGGGTGCCGCCGCCGCCGATAGGGAGCATTTCGTGAACGCCCGCGCCGAGTGGTGGTGGGGTTTGCGGCAGCGGTTCGAGGACGGCGACATCGACATCGACCCCGCCGACGACCAGCTCGCCGCGGAACTCGGTGCGATCAAGTACAAGTACACGGCCCGCGGTCAGGTGTTGATCGAGTCGAAGGACGACATGCGTAAGCGTGGCCTGCCCAGCCCTGACCGGGCGGACGCGGTGATGCTCGCGAAGGCGCACGTGCCGCCACCCGACGAGATCCTCGACGACGAGGACTTCGAGGACGGGCTCGTGGACATCAGCCCCTACTAGTCACCGACCCGGGGGGATGCGCAGTGGGTGTGATCGACCGTGTCCAGGAGACGTGGTACCGCGCGACCGGCCGCGCTGAACTCGCTGAGGCCCTCGCTGTGGAGCGCCGCACCGTCGACTTCCTACAGGAGTCGTTCGCGGACCTTGAGGCGCGGATGCATGAGCCGGGTTGGGAGTCCCTCACCGCCGGCGCCACGGATGAGTTCTCTCGTGACGGGCTGCGGCAGATAACGGCGGCGTGCCGGGTGATGGCGGTGAAGTCGCCGCTGATCAAGCGTGGCCTGAGCATTCGGCAGGCGTACGTGTGGGGTCAGGGCGTGGAGATCACGTCCCGTGACCCGAAGGTCGGGAAGGTCGTCCAAGAGTTCATGGAGGACGAGGGGAACCTCCGCACGTTCTTCGGCGCCACCGCCCGCGAACAGAACGAACTCGCGCTCGGCACGGACGGGAACCTGTTCCCGGTGCTGTTCACCAACCCCCGCGACGGCCGTGTGCAGATGCGGCTGCTCCCGTGGGATGAGGTCACCGACGTCATCACCAACCCCGAAGACTCCTCAGAGCCGTGGTTCTACCGGCATGAGACGTGGAAGCAGACCCGCACCAGCTCGGGGACGATCGACAAGCCGAAGGTGGTGTACTACCCGGCGCTGGGGTACCGGCCCGTCACGCGGCTGCGCCGCATCCGTGACGTGACCGGTGAGGACGTTGAGGTGCGGTGGGACGCGCCCGTCGTCCACGTCAAGGTCAACGCCCTGTCCGGGTGGAAGTTCGGGATCGGGGACGCCTATGCGGCGATCGACTGGGCCCGCGCCTACAAGGATTTCCTCACCGACTGGGCCACGCTGGTCCGGTCCCTGTCCAGGTTTGCGTGGCGGCTCACCTCCAAGGGCTCCAAGCAGGCCAGCGCCCGCACCAAGCTCGCCGCCGCACCCACCCGCGACCGCTCAACCGGTGAACCCAACCACGCCGGCGCCACCGCGATCCAGGCACCGGATCAGATGTTGGAGGCGATCCCGAAGACGGGCGCCACGATCGATTCGGAGTCGGGCCGTCCGCTCGCTGCGATGGTCGCCGCCGCGTTGGACGTCCCGGTCACGATGCTGCTCGGTGACCCTGGTCTCGTCGGGGCCCGCGCTACCGCCGAAACGTTGAACACCCCGACGGAGAACATGGCCGCCGGGCGGCGCGCGGTGTGGCAGGAAGCGATCGTCGCGATCGTCCGCCACGTCATCCTCGCTAGCATCCGCGCCCCCGAAGGCACACTCCGCGGCGTCATCACCCAGGACGGCACGAGAGAGCGGTTCAAGCTGAGGGGCCGCGCCGAAGCAACCATCGACGTCGACTGGCCCGACATTGATCAGGTGCCCCCGTCGCTGATGATCGACGCGATCACCAAGGCCGACCAGACCACATACATGCCGCCGCTGGTGACGCTCCGGCTGCTGCTCCAAGCGCTTGGGGTGAAGGACGTTGACGAGATCCTCGACGAAGTGACCGGGCCGGACGGGGAGTTCGTCCCGCCGGGTGTGACAGCCGGGCAGGCGGCGGCGGACAGGTTCCGCCGCGGCGAGGACCCCGCACCGCTCACGGGTGGGGACAGCCCTGAACCACCCGAACGCGAATAGGCGGGGCCCATGCGCATTGAGTTCACAGTCGTGGATGTGACGGGCGAGAAGCACGTCTTCACCACGTCGGACTTCGAGTCGATGGATGCGGCAACTGAACAGTCAGGGCGGATCCTCCGTGACCTGAACTCGTTGAGCTACCCGAGACCGGGCGGCGGTCTCACGATGATCGCTGCGGGTCACATCGTCTCGATCAGCATCCATCAGGCGCCTTCTCCAGGCTGATGGCGTTCACGTCCCGCACGATGGGTTTGGCCCGCGCCGCCGTCACAGCGGTCGGGAGAGTCGTGGACGCCGCTGTGCGGGCACTGACTGCGGCGTGGGTGAAGGCGTGGGACGTCCTCGCTCGCCTGTTCACTACCGCGATCGAGGACATGGTGGGCGACGGGGAGGAGTGGCCGGGGCGCCGCACCATCGACACCCACCCCGCCCTACAGGAAGCCCTCACCGCCGCCGAGCGTGCCCTGGACGCCCTCACCGACCTGGTGGTGACGGAGACGAACCGTGCCGCCGACGCTGTTACCGAACGCGCCGCCGACGATCAGAGCAGCGTCATCGCCTCGCAGCTCCCGCCCGGTCACGCTGCTGCCTCCGCCGTGCCGGGCGGGTTCCACCAACGCGCGATTGACGCGATCCGTGCCCGCACCCGGCAACGCATCCACTCGTTGACGCGCCCACTGACGCCGGACGCGGTCGCGGCGATGCGCATCGAGCTGGTGCGGGGTGTCCGGACGGGCACGAACCCCAGGGAGACGGCGCGGCGGATGGTGGGCCGGGTGGAGGGCGCCTTCAACGGCGGTCTCAGCCGCGCCTTGGTGATCGCTAGGACTGAGGTCATCGACAGTTGGCGTGAGGCGGCGAGGGCGACGCAGGACGCGTCCCGTGACGTGCTGCAGGGATGGACCTGGCTCGCCCGTCTCGACTCCCGGACCTGTGCCGCATGTTGGAGTCTCCACGGCACGCAGCACCCACTCACCGAGCCGGGGCCGCTGGGCCACCAGCAGTGCCGCTGCAGCAGAGCCCCAAAGGCTGTGTCGTGGCGTGACCTCGGAATCGACATGGACGAACCCGAAGACGTGATCCCGGACGCGGAGGCGACGTTCAGGGCGCTGCCCCGCGACCAGCAGCTACAGATCATGGGCCCGGCGCGGCTCGCCGCTCTGGACTCCGGCCGGGTCGCGTGGCGTGACCTCGCCCGGCGGCGCCAGAATCCCGGCTGGCGCGACTCGTACACCCCAACCCCGGTCAGAGATCTGGCCAGCACGTAAGACCGAAGGAGCAGCGCCTTGCCTGATGTTCGCCTCTCCGAGACCGCGCCGCTCGTAGAGGCGGCGTCCGGCACGCCCACATCCCGACGCTTCCGCGCCCGCCTCATCGAGGGCGGCATCCAGGGCAGCTCCGGGTTCTACCCCGTTGAGACCCTCCGCCGCGACGGACCGACTGCGTTCCCCGCAGGCACGCACGTCTACTGCGATCACCCGTCGATGACCGAAGCGTCCGACCGCCCCGAACGATCCGTGAAGGACCTCGCGGGCCGCCTCACCACCGACGCCACCTACGAGCGTGACGGCCTGTACGCCGACATCGAGGTGTTCCCCCACTACGCCCCCCTCATCGAGGGAGTCGCCGACGCGATCGGCATGTCCATCCGCGCGGCAGGGATCGCCGAGCCCAGCCACGACGAGAGCATTCGCGGGCCGATCATCACCGCGCTCACCGAGGGCATCAGCGTCGACTTCGTGACCCGGGCCGGGGCGGGGGGGAAGGTCATGGCTCTGCTGGAATCCGCGCGGAATCACAGCGCAGGCGACGCGGATGTCAGCGAGGCGAAGTACAGCGCGGAGCAGCTCCGGCAGATGCTCGCCAAGGGCCAGGCTATCAAGAACGACCAGGGCGAACCGTCGTACCCCATCGCCGATGAGGAAGACCTCCGCAGGGCGATCCGCGCGGTCGGCCGCGGCGGATCTTCCCACAACAAGATCCGCGCCTACATCGTCCGCCGCGCGAAGGCGCTCGGGAAGTCCGACATGATCCCGGATCACTGGTCTACGTCTGGCTCCTTGACGTCCGCGTCCGAGACCGAACCGCCCCCTACCGACCCCGCCGTTGAGGCGGAACACAAGTCGCCGGCGCCGCCGGCACAGCCCATGAAGGAGGAGGCTCTCATGACCGAGAGCACCACCGTCCAGGGCGCACCGCCCAGCGGCGGCGCCCAGACGACCGAGGTGAGTGAGTCCGCGCTGCGGACCGAGCTCGCCGAGACCAAGGCGAAGCTCGCTGAGGCCGAGCTGACGATCGCCAAGCACGGCGAGAACGAGCGGGAACTCGCCGAGACCAAGACGCAGCTCGACGAGGCCCGCAAGGAGAACCTGCGTCTCCGCGCGAACGACGCCGCCCGCACCAAGGCCACCGCCACCCTCGCGGAGTCGACGCTACCGAAGGTCGCGCACGCCCGCGTCATCGAGGCCGTCACCGGCGACAACGTTCCCCTGAACGACGAGGGCAGCCTCGACGAGGCCGCGCTGGTCAAGAACATCCGCACGGCGATCGAGGACCAGCGTTCCTACCTGACGGCTTTCGCGGAGGAGGCCGGCGTCGGGCAGGTCCGCGGCCTCGGCGGTGGCGACGAGCCGCAGGTCAACGTCGAGGGCGAACTCGCCGAGGTGTTCCAGACCATCGGCATGAGCGAGAGCGCCGCCACCACGGCAGCGAAGGGACGTGGCTGACATGGCAACCAACCGTGTGTTCGAGCGCGGACGCCAGTTCGAGGCGGACGTGTCCGGCGTCACCGGCACCGGCACCGACGGGCTGGTCCTGTCCGGTGACCCGGTCGTGATCGGTCAGCTCCCGGGGGTGGCGCTCACCACCGAGGACGACGACGGCAACGCCACCATCCAGACCGACGGCGTGTTCGACCTGCCGGTGAAGGGCGAGACGACCACCGACGCCGCCATCGCGGTCGGCGCGCTCGTGTACTACGACTCCGCCGCGACCCCCCACAAGTTGAACGCCGACGCCTCCAACGGTGTCCGGTTCGGCTACGCGCTGGAGGCCGTGTCCTCCGGGGCGACGTCCACCATCCGCGTCAAGGTCGGCTACTGAGAGCCGGAAAGGACCACACGTCATGACGGATCTCACGACCCTGCCGGATGAGGGCACTCGCCCCGCGGAGCAGGCCAGCCCTTCGTGGCTGTCGGAGGGCGGCGGCCGCAGCATCCGCGGTGTCCGGCAGCGCCGGGGAACGGACCGCACCTACCAGCGGCATCTGGTGGAGGCGGCACGGCTGTACGAACGCGCCGTGCAGGGCTCCAAGCGCGCCATCCTCGACTTCGAGGAGGCCATGACCATCTCGGACTTCTCCCTGCTGTTCGCCGACATCCTGGACCGTCAGGTCCTCGGCGCGTACCAGGACTGGCCGTCCACGTGGCAGCAGTACTCCCGCCGCGGCACCGTCCGCGACTTCCGCAACGTGAAGCGGTTCACCCTCGACGGGGCGTCTTCGACGCTCGCTGAGGTCCCGGAGCGCGGCGAGTACCCCGAGGCCGCTGTGGTGCCCGGCTCCTACGAGTACAAGGTCACCAAGCGGGGCCGGCGTCTGGACTGGACGTGGGAGATGCGCGTCAACGACGACCTCGACGCGTTCAGGGAGCTGCCGCTGATCCTGGGTCGGGCGGCGCGGATGACGGAGGACAAGTTCGTCACCGAGCTGTACGCGTCCAGCACGGGCCCGAACTCGACGTTCTTCTCTGCGGGGAACGGCAACGTCGTCACCGACAACCCGGCCCTGAGCGTGGAGGCGCTGGAGGCCGCGATGACGGTCCTCGCCGCGCAGCGCGACAGCGACGGGAACCCGATCTTCATCGACCGGCTGAACCTGGTGGTTCCGCCGGCGCTGGAGGTCGTCGCGAACAACATCCTCAACGCCGTGCAGATCGACGCCGCCAGCGGTGGCGGCGACGGCACCGGCTCGAACCAGCTTCGGGTGAACAACTGGCTGTCCCGCAGGGTCACGCCGATCGTGAACCCGTGGCTCCCGATCGTGGACACCACCACCGGCAACTCGGCGTGGTACCTGTTCGGGCAGACCATGGCCGGTCGCCCGGCGATGGAGGTCGGTTTCCTCCGCGGTCACGAGCAGCCCGAGGTGTTCGTCAAGGCCCCCGACAGCATGCGGGTCGGTGGCGGGATGGCGCCCGTGGAGGACGGCGACTTCGAGACCGACGCGATCCGCCACAAGGTCCGCCACGTCCTGGGTGGGACGCTGATGGACCCGAAGATGGGTGTCGCGTCGGACGGCGGCGGGGCCTGATCCGATGGGTGACGGGCTACCGACCCCCCGGGATGGGACACAGCGGTACCTGAAGGCGATCCACGACCGTCTCGGTGACGTTGAGGGGCGTCTCGGGGAGATGCTGGACCGTCTCCCGCCCTCACCGCCGCCGACCGGTGGTGAGGGGGAGGTGGAGCTTCGTGAGCCTGCCGTCCCGGCCCCCGAGGGCGGTAGGGGTGTGTCCTCTGGCCCCGTCGAGGACACGGGCGGGTCGGGTGCTGCTGTGCGCCCGGCCCGCTCCTCCACTCCCCGACGCCGGTCCCCGAAACCTTCCGCCGTGGCGGAGCCCGCGCCTGTGAAGGCGTCTAAGACGAAGTCCGCGCCGCGGCGCACCACCAAGACGACCACTGCGAAGCCGACGCCGAAGAAGGGCGAGGACACCTGATGGCCGAGACCGCGAAGGGCCAGCCTGGCGGGCTGGCCACCCTCGACACCGACGGCAAGATCCCCAACGCGCAACTCCCCGACGATGTGGCGGGGTTCGACCAGGGCGCGGCCGTCGCGAGCGTCGCGACGGCAGACGCTGACGCGACGTACGGTCAGCCCGAGGCCGACCTGATCAACGAGACCAAGGATCAACTCAACGCGCTACTGGCGTCGCTGCGGGCCGCCGGCGTCATCGCGACCTGACGGGAGGAGGGGACGCCATGGCGATCGACTACGAGACCGATGTCGGCAAGGTGCGTCTCCTCGTCCCGGACGTCAACGAGACTGCGGGGCTGCTGTTCAGTGACGCGCAGATCGAGGCGTTCCTGAGCATGGCGCGCGGGTCGGGCACAGCCCTGATTAAGCGTGCCGCGGCGGCGGCGCTGGAGACTGCGGCGTCCTCGGAGGCGATGGTCTCCAAGGTCATCAAGACGCAGGACCTCACCACGGACGGCGCGAAGGTCTCGGACGCGCTTCTCGCGCGGGCTGCGAGGCTGCGGGAACAGGCCGACGACGACGAGGACGACGACGCCACCGATGGTGGCGGGTTCGATGTCGTGGACTTCCGTGACCCGTACCGCCGCCGCTACAGCGGTGAGGCCGCCGAGTGGCTGGAGGGCTGACCGGTGCCGCTGGAAGGGACGGGCGTCTTCCACGCGGACTGGAACAGCCATCACCGGCCGGTGGCGTCGTCGGCGATGACTGCGGCGTGCGCGATCACCCGCCGGACCGGTGCCGCGACGACTGGGCCGGACGGCACCGTTACCCCGCCCCCGGCGGCGACGGTGTACGAGGGGCCGTGCCGGTTCGTGCCCCGCACTGATGAGCGGCACCGCGCCGCAGGGGACTGGCAGGTCACACCCCGCCGCTACGACATCGGCGTCCTGTACGACACGGACCCAATCCAGGTCGGTGACACCGTCACGGTCACCGCCGCGGCGGACGCGGGGCTCGTCGGCGTCGCGGTGCGGGTGGTGGACGTGGCGTACTCGTCGGAGCAGTGGCAGCGGAACGTTGTCGCTGAAGAACTCCAGGAGGGGGCGGCGTGATGCGTGTGGACGTGTCGGAGGTGCGTCGCCTCGCCGACGACCTCGGGTCCGCGGGTCGCCGGGTGCGGGAGAAGACCGAGCGGATCGTGGACAAAACGGGCCATGATGTGGTCCGCACCGGTCAGGTGAACGCACCCGTCGATACGGGGCACCTGCGGTCCACGATCGGTGTCGACCTGGACGAGGACCGGCTGGGGTTTGAGGCCGGCCCCTACGCCTCCTACGGCGGACACATCGAGTTCGGGACGGCGCCGCACGAGATCCGGCCCCGCACCGCGCAAGCTCTGTGGTGGCCCGGCGCCCGGCATCCCGTAGCCCGTGTGCAGCACCCCGGCACGGCACCGCAGCCGTACATGATCCCCGCGTTCAACCGGCACGTCCCCCACGCCGTGTCCGCGATGGCGTACGCGGCGGGGGACATCCTGTGATCCTGTCCGTTGCGGCGGCCCGCCCCCACACGGACGCTGTCGTGGCTGTGCTGGCGGTCGCCGGGCTGAAGGTCGGCCGCGGCGGGAAGCCCGACGACGCCGGGTGGCAGGGGCAGGAGGGCGACTCCACCCACGTGCCGTACGCGGTGGTGTACCCGTCGCCGGGTTCCACGGACGGGGGCGTGGCGGAGCCGTACGAGTACCTCGACTACACCGTGCAGATCAACTGTGTCGGCGCGACGCAGGACGCCGCTGAGGCGGTCGCTGACTTGTGCAAGGCGGCTCTGGTGGGGCGGAGGCTGCCTGTGGAGGGCCGGTCGTCGTATCCCGGTGTGCTGGAACTGGACCGGCGGCCCGCGTCTAGGGACGACACGGTGTTGCCGTCGTCGCATATGTCGGTGCTGCAGATCTCCTGGCGCACCCAACCCGCCTAATTCAAACGCAACGTGAGCCCGCCGTGCGGGCTGTTCGCCCATGCCCAACCCCAGGAGGAGAACCGAATGGCGGAGCTCACCGTCCAGACCATCACCCGAGCGAGCGACGGCCTCGAACCGACCTACGCGGCGGCGGCCGGCGGCGGCGACACCGTCCAGGTCGTCAGCAACCTGTTCCTGCACGTCAAGAACGGCGATGCGAGTCCCCACACCGTCACCGTCGTGACGCCCGGAACGGTCGCTGGCCTGGCCATCGCGGACCTGACCGCCACGATCCCGGCGAGCGAGGAACGGATGATCGGGCCGATCGACCAGAACTTCCGCGCCACCAACGGTCTCGCGTCGATCACCTACGACGGCGTCACGTCCGTGACGATCGCCGCGATCCGGGTCTGAGCGGGGGGATCGCTGATGGCTATCGAGTTCGTGAAGTGCCGCCGCGTCGATGACCCCGCGCGGGTCGCGGACATCGCGGTGTCCGCGCTGCCGCACCTGACCGGGTGGGAGCCGATCCCGGAGGAGGAGCTCCGCGCCGAGCGTGAAGCGGAGGCGGCGCGGGTGTCCGAGTCCGCGGGGGTGGAGGTCACCAAGCAGCCTCCCGCGCCGGAGCCGGCCGACACCGACCCCTCGCCTGCGCCTGATCCCAAGCCTGAGCCGGAGGAGGGCGACACGCCCGCCCGGCCCACCACCCGCAAGAGCCGCAGCCGCGCGGCCACCGAAGAGTAAGGAGCGTGATCCCGCATGGCTGCTGACCTGTTGGGCGACGGCAACATCAAATGCACATTCGTGACCGGCGACGACGCGATCGCGTCGGTGTCCGCACCGACCGCCGTCGAGCTGAACGGTGGTGTCGATCTGCAGGAGCGCATCACCCGCGACGGTCTCGGGATCGAGCCCGAGCAGGAGGCCGTGGACAACACCTCCCTCGCGTCGCGGAAGGAAACCGAGGACGCCGGCACGGTGAAGGAGTCCATCGAGCTGACGTACAAGCGGGCCGAATCGTCCGGTGACGACACCGCCTACAACACCCTGGCGCCCGGCACGCTCGGGTTCCTCGCGGTGCGGCGGAACCGTCCGCACGAGGAGGCGTGGGAGGCCGGCGACGAGGCGGAGATCTACCCGGTGCGGTGTGGTGAGCGGCGCCGTCAGCCCCCGGAGCTGAACACGCCGCAGACCGTGGTGCAGAAGATGTTCAACCACACCGCGGGCGACTCGAACGCCACGGTCGCCTGATCACGGGCTGAGGGACGGGGGCACTGATGGTGAACTTCGATGACATCCTCAAGACCGCGAAGCTCCCCGAGGACAGTGTGGAGATCTGTCTTCGGGGTGACCTGCAGCGCCGCCACGAGGATCTGGAGCGGGAGCTGGAGGAGGCGAGCGAGGCCGACAAGCAGGGGTCGTCCCTGGCCGATGGCGGCAAGGCACGGAAGGTCGCCGAAGAGATCCAGCGGGTCGAGCGGGAGATGCGTGAGCACACGCACCCGTTCGCGTTCCGTGCGCTGCCGGGCCGCCAGTACCGGGAGATGGTCCAGGAGCACAAGCCGCGGGAGGGCGACAACTTCGACGCCCTGTTCGGCGCGAACATGAACACGTGGCCGGCGGCTCTGATCTCCGCGTGCTGTATCGACCCGGTGATGACGCTGGAGCAGGTCGAGGAGCTCCTGGATGTGCTGACCGATGGGCAGCGGGAGCGGTTGTTCCTGTGTGCGGCGCAGCTGAACCGTGATCTGGTGGATGTCCCAAAATCCGTCGCCGCCTCCGCGATTCTGGCGAGTTCCGCGCCGAGGTCGAGGCAGCCCGAGCGTGGGGAGTCTCCCCGCGCCGGTTCGGCGGGTGGGAGCCTCGCCGGGTAACGACGTACGAGTACGACGTTGAGGGTCGTGTCGTCCGGGCTGTGACGGAGGTTGAGGCGGAGTGGGATGAGGAGTCCCGCGCTGTCGCGATCTCGCTGATCGACCTTGAGGCGGACGCGTGTAGCGGGTGCGGTCAGCCGCTCTCCGAAACCCTGAAGCCGGACGCGGCTGGCGCGTACGAGGCGCAACTCCCCGCCCGGTGTCACGCCTGCGACGCGCTGTATCACCGGCAGAAGGACTACGCAGAGGTCCCGCACTTGCACGCCCTCCGCTTCGGTGTGCGCCGCAAACCCGGCTGAGGGGGTGACTCGCTCCCATGACAGACCGTTCTGTGTCCGTCAGGCTCCGCGCAGATGTCACCGGTTTCATCGCCGCGATGCGGGCCGCGGAACGCGCCGTGAACCGGTTCGGGGACGAGGCCGAACGGGCAGCGCGCCGCGCGAACACCTCATTCGAGCAGCAGCGCGGCGGAGCCGACCGCCTCGAACGGCAGCTACGGCGCCTGATGGAGACGCAGCGGGAACAGTCCGAGCAGGCGCGGCGGCAGTCGGAGGAGACCCGCCGCAACAGCGACGAGACCCGCCGGCACTCCTCCGAAACGGATCGGGACACCGAGTCGCGGCGCCGCAACGCCCGCGAGGTGCAGAACAGCGTCCGTGGGTTGACGGCGGAGCGGTCGACGCTGGTGTCAGTGATCGCTGTCGCTGGTGCGGCGGGGGCGGCGGCGGTTTCGGCGACGGTCGCGATGGGCGCGTTCGGTGTCGTGGCCGCCGGGAGCATCTTCAAGGTCATCTCCGCGCAGGAGGACCTCGCCGCGGAATGGGCCACCCTGTCGCAGCAGCAGCGGGTGTCCGCGGTGCTGGTGAACACCCTCGCCGACGAGTACAAGAACCTCGCCAAGAGCTACGAGCCGGAGGCGCTCGGCGCGTTCAACTCGATGCTGTCGATGGCGCGGGGCCTGCTCCCCGATGTGGGGAAGCTGTTCGGCGACACTGCCGGGGACGTCCTCACATTCACGAACCGCATCGGCGACTTCATCGGCGACCGGATCGGTGGGGAGTTCCTCACGTGGGCGGGGCAGAAAGCCCCGCAGGCGCTTGATGTGCTGGGCGACACGCTCGTCACCGCTGGGGACACAACCCTGGACCTGGTGCAGGACCTCGAACCCCTCGGGATCGGGCTGCTGCAGCTCACCAACGGCACCCTCGGCGCGCTCAACGCGGTCGCGGCGATGAACCCGATGCTCGCCCAGTTCGCCGTGTCCGCGTTGCTGCTGCGTGCCCCGCTGATGGGTATCGCGAACGGCGCCCGGAACACCAGTCAGCGGGTGCGGGGGTTCGCTGCGGCGAACGCCGGCGCGTCCCGCTCCACGAAACTCCTCCACGGCCTCATGGCCGCCGGCCCGGCACTGTACATCGCCGCCGGCGCCGGGCTGGTGCTGTTCGCGATCCACGTCGCGAACTCCAAGGACCAGATCGACAACCTCATTGAGGGGTTGCGGATCTCGCACCGCGCGGTCGGTAACAACATCGACGGGTACCGGTCGCTGCGCACTGAGCTGGAGCAGCGGCTTCTGGCGTCGGTGCGTGCCGTGGACCAGGCGCAGCAGCGGTCCAACAAGACCGTCCAGTCCAGCAAGGAAGGCACGGACGGGGCACGGCAGTCGCTGGAGAAGCTGAAGGACGAGCAGCGGCGGCTCCGTGAGGAGATTTCCGCGACCGACGCGAAGATGACGACGGTTCAGCGGGCGGCGGGGATTCTCGGGGACCGGTACGGCGTGACCGCTGAGCAGGCCCGCCGGATGGCGACCGCCGCCGGGGTGGACCTGTCGACGGCGTTGGACGGCACGGGGCAGCTCACTAACAAGGCCGCGCAGAAGCTTGATCAGTACCGGATGGCGGCTGAGCTCGCGAACAACCCCACCAAGCAGATCGCGCTGTCTCTGGAGGACGCGGGCAACAAGGCGCTGACCTTGTCGGACAGGGTGAAGGCGCTCACGGCGGCGTTCGACGCCCAGTTCACCCCGACCATCGCCGCGTATCAGGCGACGACGGCGCTGCGGGAGGGGTTCCGGCAGCTCGGGGAGCAGATCGGCAAGGCGAAGGGCCGCATGGACGGCTCGTCTCAGGCGTCGCTGCAACTGCGGAACACGTTCGCTCAGCAGCTCACGACCATGCAGAAGCTTCACCAGGCGACGTTCCAGATGACCGGGTCGCAGGAACGCGCGAACGCGGCGGTGAACCGGCATTTGCCGCTGCTGTTCGCTCTCGCGGGGCGGAACAAGGAGGCCCGCGCGCAGGTTGAGGCGTTGGCTCGGGTGACCGGGTTCAACATCAACCAGACCAACATCTCCCGGACCGCGTTCATCGCTCAGGCCCGCGCCCTGTTCGGCACGAAGGTCAACGCCGACCAACTGTGGCGTGCGTACCAGCGACTCACCGGCGTCACCAACTCGGGGTCGACGGCGACGGCGACGTACATCACGCGGGTGCAGCAGGCCGCGGCGCAGGCCCGGATTCAGGCGATGCGCACGGACGGCGCGGCGGGCGCGCAGCGGGTCTACAACCAGCGGGTCCGGGACGCGCTGCCGGTGCTGTACGCGTTGGCAGGCAACAACAAGCGTGCCCGCGCCGAGGTCGACGCCCTCGCCCGCTCGACGGGCCACGCGACGGGTGCGACCAACACCAGCCGCCGCGCGTTCCTGTCCGCTGCGGGCGCGATGGGCATCGCCCGCGACAAGGCTGAAGCGCTGTGGAAAGAGATCCGGAAGATCAAGGACCGGAAGGCGGACATCAAGGTGTCCGCGTCCGGCACCTTCACCCGCGACCCCGGCCGGTTCATCCCTGGCCTCGCCACCGGCGGCCCCGTCCCGAGCTTGGGGCCGGAGTCGTCCCGCGCGTACGACTCGGTTCCCGCGATGCTGCGGGTGGACGAGCACGTGTGGACCCCCGAAGAGGTCGACGCGGTGGGTGGGCATGGGGCGATGCTGCGGATGCGTGCCCTCGCCCGCCGCGGCCAGCTACAAGGTTTTGCGAGGGGCGGCCCGGTCAACTTCGCCGGCCGCGGCAGTGTGCGCGGTGATGTGGGCACGGTGATGCGTCCGGTGCTCGGCGGCATCGACGGAATGATCACCACCATTTCGAAGGCGCTCGCGGCGGAGTGGAAGAAGTTCGCGTCCGGCGGTAAGGCGTTGGCGTGGGCCCGCACGCAGGCGGGGAAGCCGTACATCTGGGGTGGTGTCGGCCCCAGAGGCTACGACTGCTCCGGCTGGACCAGCGCGCTGGTGAACGTGATTCAGGGTCGTAACCCGCACTCGCGGCGGCACACCACCCACTCGTTCGGTGCGTCGTCCGGACCGGACGGGTTCGTGCGGAACAAGCACTCCGCGTTCCAGGTCGGTGTCACCGACGCGGGTGTCGGGCACATGGCGGGGACTCTCTCCGGCGTTGCTGTGGAGTCGTCCGGTAGCGCGGGTGTGCGTGTCGGTGGTGGTGCGAGAGGCGCGAACCACTCCATGTTCACCAGGCAGTACGGGTTGACGATGCGGATGGCTCAGGGCGGCGCGGTGTCTGGTGAGGAGGCGCGGCTCGCTCGGCGTGCGCTGCGGACCGGCGCGTCCCGCCGGGACGTGGATCTCGCTGCGTCGCTGGGGCTGATCGGGGACCCGTCCGCGGACGTGAGCCCTGTCCGCCCTCGGGTGCCTGCGTTCGGTGCTGGCGGGTGGGTGTCCGGCCGCGGCGGCAACGACAAGAACCTGATCGCGGCGACGCGCGGGGAGTTCGTCGTCAACAAGGACGACGCTCACGAACACGCGGCGCTCGTGCAGGCGATCAACGCGGGGCAGGTCGGGCGCGCGTTCATCGCCCCCACGGTCCGGTCGTCGGCGCGTGCCGTGGGCGGGGACGGAGCCGCGCACACCACCCACGTGCATCTCCACATGGACAACCACGGCGTGATCTCCAGCCGCCTGGAGGCGCAGAACTGGCTGGCGAGCGGGCTGGACGATCTACAGAAGCAGGGGAGGGTCCCGTGGCCCACGAGGTGACCCGGTTGCGTCGGGACGTGATCCGGTGGCGGTGCCACACGCGCCTCCGCAAGTACGCGGACGATGCCGCGTTCGCTGCGGATATCCCGTACGAGGTCCTGGAGATTGACGGCAACATCCTCCTCCACGGGGGTGCGTCTGCGTTGTGGCATCGCCTCACCGGCGGGACGTCCGTGAGCGCGTTCAGCAACGCGAACGCGCACATCGGGGTCGGGGATTCAGCGACGGCCGCCGCTGCGACGCAGACGGACCTGCAGGCCGCGACGAACAAGCTCCGCAAAGCAATGGACTCGACGTACCCGCTGCACACGGACGGCACCGGTTCGGGCGCGCACCAGATCGTGTTCCGCTCAACGTTCGGGTCGAGCGACGCGAACTTCACGTGGGCGGAATGGGGCATCTTCAACGCCGCCAGCTCGGGGCGGATGCTGAACCGGAAGGTGGAGGCGCTCGGGACCAAGGCCACGGGCACGTGGCAGATCACGCTGACGCTCTCTCTATCGTCCTGAGGTCTGTGTAGCCCTATGGCGCTCACCCGGATTGGGTCCGACTCCGACAGCCAGAACGCCACCGCCCTCGCCCTGACATGGTCGGTGGCGGGTGGCGGGTCGGCGCCGCAGTCCGGTGACTTCGCGCTGCTGTCATGGAACGGGCAGGCCAGCGTCACGTGGACGCCGCCGTCCGGGTTCACGCTGATCGAGGCGCTGGTCGCCGACTCCGGCACGCATGAGGGGCGCCTGTACTACCGGGTGTGTGACGGCACCGAGTCCGGCGACGTCACCCTCACCCATTCGGGGATCAACAAGCAGACCGGCATCCTACGGATCTGGCGGGGCGTCCACGAGTCGTCCCCGGTCTCAGATCATGCCGTCCGCGACGAGAGCACTGCCGGGACGTCGCACGCGTGCCCGCAGGTCACCACGGTCAACGCGGACGAGGCGATCGTCACCGTCATTCAGGAGCGGGTCACCGACTCCTCTACGAACTACACCGCACCGACCGACTACGACAAACTTGATCAGCCCACGCCTGCCGGTGGGGGCGGCTCAACAAGCGCGGCCCTTGCAGACGACGGTCTGGACGTGTCTCGCATTGCGGGCACGAACGTCACGCCGGGCCCGTGGACCAACGGCGTGTCCACGGCGAACGTCCTGACGTGGACGGTCGCGCTTCGGCCGGCGGTGACGGCGACGCCGGTGGAGGGCAGTGACACCGCGGGCCTCACGGAGGCCGCCGTGGTCCTGGCCGCGGATGTGCCCGCCGCGGACACCGCCGCGCTCGGCGAAACAGCGGACGTGGAGGCGACCGCAGCGGGCGAAGATACCGCGGCGCTGACCGAGTCCGCGGAAGTTGTGGTGCTCGGTGAGTTGACGTGGCGGTTCGCGGTCGATTGGGGCAACGACGGCTCGTTCGACGGCCCTGGCGACGACGTCACCGAACGGGTCCTCGCCGCGGGTGGGTTCTCCTCGTCGTACGGCCGTGACCAGGCCCGCTCGCTCGCCCCACCTGCCGCAGGCCGCGCGGCGTTCACGCTGAACAACCAGTCCCGCGACTACTCCCCGGACAACGCGGATTCTCCGCTGGCGGGGGACCTGCTCCCGGCGCGGCCCGTGCAAGCCACGGTCAGCATGGATGGGGAGACCCATACGCTGTTTCGGGGGCACCTCGACGACTACACGGTGCAGGTTGAGCGGAACTCGTGGACGGTGGACGCGACCGCTCTGGACCCGCTCGCGAAGTTGCGGGGCGCGACGATCTCCACGCGGCTGTATCAGGGGATCCGCACGGACCAGGCGATCAACGTCATCCTCGACAAGGTGGGGTGGCCGGACACGCCGCTGAACACGAACCCGCTGTTCACGGACGGGACCAGCGGGTGGTCCGCGGTGAACGGGAGCATTGAGGCGAGCACGGAAGTGCTGTCTCCGCAAGGCACCCAGACGTTGAAGGTCACCCCGGACGGAACGTCCAGTTTCGGTGGCGCTGACTCTGACCTGACCGGTCCCGGGACGGTAACGCCGGGCGAGGAGTACGTCGCGTTCGGGCGGATCTACTCCCCGGCCGGGTGGGCGACGTGGCGGCTCAACATCCTCTGGTACGACGAGGACGGCGTGCTGCTGTCCACGTCGTTCGGGGAAACCACCACCGTCGTGGCCGGGGCCTGGCAGGAGTTCGAGACCCACGCCAACGCGCCGGATGGCGCGTCGCAGGCGAAGGTGTCGATGCGGCACCAGAACACCCCCACGTCGGGGGATGTGGCGTACCTGTGGTCGGTGCGGCTCCGGGACCCCAGCCGGGACGACCCGTACCGCCGCCTCGATGTGGGCGCGACGTGGATCCGGTGGTGGTGGGAGGAAGACACCGACGCGTGGGACGCGGTGCTGCGGCTGGTGCAGTCGGAGGGGCCCGGAGCGACGGTCCACGCCGACGAGGCCGGCGGGATCGTGTTCCGGTCGAGGCATCACCGTCTCCTCGACGAGCGGTCCACGACGGGGCAGGCGGTCATCACCGACGGCACCGGCGGGTACGAGCCGGCGTTCAGCGCGATGAGCTACGACCACGGCTGGTCCGAGGTCGTGAACCACGTCTCGGTCGAGGTGGGGGAGCGGGACCCTGCAGCGGAGCCGGAGACGGTGTGGGAGTCGGAGGATCTCCGCAGCATCGGCGCCGGGGAGACCTTGGAGCTGCGGGTGACGACCACGGAGCCGGTGGTCCGCGCCACGCTGGAGTTCGACGTGGCGGGGGGCGGGTCCGCGTCGGGTGGGCTGCTGCAGAGCAGCGGCCAAACCCTCACCGTCCTGATCACCGCGCCGGGCTCAGCGGTCGCCGTGTCGAATCTGCGGGTGGTGGCGCAGCCGGTCGCGGTACGCCGCACCATCAACGTCGAAACCGAGGACACAGCGTCGGCGGCGCGGTACGGCCGCCGGACGTACACCCCGGATATCCCGTGGGCGGGCGTCCACGACGCTGCCGCGATCGCGTCCCTGATCGTGGGTGCGCGGGCCGAGCGGCTGCCTGTGGTGACGGTGACGCTCAAGGGCGCACGGGTCCACGAGCGGCTCCTCCAGCAGGTGTCCCGCGACCTGTCCGACCGTGTCCACATCACTGAAACCGTCACCGGGGTGGACACCGACTTCTACCTGGAGACGATCTCCCACCGGGTGTCCAAGGGCGGGTTCCTCGACACCGAGTTCGGGCTGGAGAAGGCCGCCACGCAGGTCGAGGACGTGTTCCGGTTCGACGACGACGATCACGGCTTCGACGACGGCGTGTTCGGGTCCGAGGGGCTGGACGACCCGGAGACCCTCTTCATCTTCGACCAGGACGGCCACGGCTTCGACGACGGTGTCTTCGCCACATGAGGGGGGCTTGGTGATCGCACGCGCGTATTTCAACCACGGGAGATGGGTGGCGGACTGCCCACGCGAGTACTGCTCGTACGCGTTCGAGTTGGAGCCGGGGCAGGACCGGTACCTGTGCCGCACCAAGCAACGCCGCGCTGGCGTGCCGCCGAAGGGCTGCGGGGCTGACGCGCCGATCGAGTGGCCCACGGACGCCGGGGAGATTCAGCGGGTGCTGGAGATGCGTCCGGTGGAAGCGACCCAGAACTGGTTCCCGGAGGGCCACGCCCTGGCGGTGGCGGCTGGGCTTCCGCATGGGCAGAGCGTCGCGGATCTCCTCGGAGAGAACGAGGAGCACGGCGTGAAGGGGATGCGGTAATGGCGTGGTCCACACCGTTGACGGCGGTGGCGAACAGCGCGCTCACGGCCGCGCAGTGGAACGCCAGCGTGCGGGACAACCTGCTGGAGACCGGCCCGGCGAAAGCGACCACGGCGGGGCGGCTGATCGTGACGAACGGCGCGAACGCCATCGTCGAACGTGAGGTCAAGAAGGCGGACATCAGCACATCGCAGACGACCACCTCGTCGAGCTTCACTGACCTGGCCACGCCCGGCCCGACGGTGACGGTGACCACCGGCACCAAGGCGCTGGTGTTCGCGTCGTGCCAGATGGCGAACTCAGGCGCGAACTCTGTCACCCAGATGAGTGTGGCGGTGTCGGGGGCGACGACGATCGCAGCTTCCCAGAACGACGACCTGTACAACGACGGTCTCGGGGCGGGCAACGCGAACCGCGCGACGGTCGCGATCCTTTTCGACGCCCTCACCGCAGGGTCCAACACGTTCAAGATGCAGTACCGGGTCGCGGCGAACACCGGCACGTTCTACGACCGCAGCCTGATCGTGATGGCCCTCTGACACCGCAAGGACTGCGCTCTATGGCTGATATCGACGCTGACCCCACAACGATGAGCACCCACGGGCACACGATGCCCGTCAGTAAGTACCAGGGCTCCGCGCCGTTGAAGGCAGGCATGACGGTCACGGTCGGGTCAGCGAATCAGGAGTGGGAAGTGGCCCGGATCGATCCGCCGGACGGCGACGATCCCGAGCCCGTGTTCCACATTCACCGCCCCTAGGAAGGGACCCCGCGTTGCCCACGATCGAAGAACTTGCCACCGAACTCGAAACGGTGAAGGCGTCCACACCGACGCTGGAGGAGCAGCTCTTCTCGCAGATGGTGCCGTGCTGGAACAACGGCGCTGACAAGCTCACCTCCGGGAACGCGATGACGTTCCTGGTGGCTCCGATCCCGCTCAGGGTGCTGTCGATCTCCATGTCGTTCGAGTACTGGAGCATCGCGGTGAGCAACACCCACTTCTGGACGTTGTCGGCTCGCAAGGGCAACAACGTGACGGGGTGGGACACGTTCGCGGCCAGGTCGACGCAGTCCACCGGCGGCAACGCCAACGGCCCGGTGTCCCCGCGGACGGCGTGGACGTTCGACGGCGCGTCGTGGACGAACGCGGACTTCGCCGCTGGTGACCTCCTCCGCGTCGATTTCGTCCCGACGGGCAGTCCCGCCGCGCTTGACATGCCGTTCACCATCAGCATCCGGTACCGGGCGCTGTGATGGAGGTTCAGGCGCGTCCGTGGCCGCTGCCGCCGCTCACCCCGGCGGGGGGCCTGACGATCCATCACGTGTCCGACACCCACCACGGGTACCGGCCATGGTCGTACGACGAGTCGAACCATCTGCTGCGGGACCTGGGCGAGGGTCTGGCGATGGTGCCGGATGTGCTGGTCCACACCGGCGACATCATCGAGGGCGCCAACGTCCCCAGCGAGGACACGTACGCGAAGGTGTGGTTCAACGTCGCGGGTGAGGAACGCGGCGTCCCGTCGGTGTGGTGTGTGGGGAACCACGATCTGCGGACGCGGACGCCGAACACTCGGGCGGCGTGGGAGGCGACGTACGGCCGGCCGGGGAACACGTTCGTGGACGTGAACGGGTGGCGGGTCGTGACGTTCTGCGTGGATGTCCACGGATGGAACGAGCCGTGGATCGTCCCCCAAGCGACGTGGGCGTGGCTGGACGCGGTGGCGGCTTCCGCGCCGGGGCCGGTGATCCTCGCGAACCACTTCCCGCCGCAGGAGCTCGGTGGCCTGTCCGACATTGATCATCTGCGTCCCCCGGCGGAGCTCGCGGAACTCGTGTCGTCGCACCAGAACATCGTGGGGATGATGGCGGGTCACACGCATTGGGCGCCGGACGACCCGCGGTCGGCCGCGATGATCCAGCTCGGTTCACGTGCGCGGTTCCCGGTCCTGACGGACGTGTCGGCGATGCTGACGCTCCCGGAGGGGTTGGGCCGTGATCACGCCGGGCGTGTCGGGTCGATCTCCGCGATGGTGACGGTCACGCCGGAGGTGTGGGAGGTCCGGTACCGGCACCACGGCCCGCACGCATGGTCGGGGCCTGGCGGGATGAGGGTGACGCGGCTGGATCTGGTGACGGGGGAGGAGACGCGGGCGATGGGGACGCCACGGCTACCGTCGTGCCCGCCGCCCGCACCGGCCCCCGACCCGGAACCGGAGCCCGACCCGGACCCGGAACCCGAGGGGGGCACCTGCCCCACCAGCCTCAAAGGCACCGACTTCACCACGAAGAACGACGCGTACGGGCCGCTGACGATCCGCCGCTGCTACAACGGCGAAGCCCCGAACATGCCCGCATCGTGGGCCCTGTCGAACGCGGGCCCGGACGTGGGGCACCGCGCCTCCTGCTGGTCCGGGAAGCCGCCCATGGACCAGGTCGCCTCGGGCGCCCTCGACACGCAGATCCTCACGTTCCTCCGGTCGATCCCGCAGGACCATCTGGCGTGGGTGACGATCTGGCACGAACCCGACGCGAAGATCAAAGCCGGGAAGTTCAGCCTCGGCACGTACCTCGCGGGGTTCAAGCGGTGGTGCGGGCTCGTTCAGCAGGTCAAGGGCGAGGGGTGGAGCAGGCTCCACACCATCCAGATCGTCACGACCTGGTCCGGCACCAACCCCACCCCCGGCACCACGTACCAGGAGATGTGGCCGGGCGACGGCCTGGTGGACTGCTACGGCCTCGACGGGTACTCCCACGTCGGATCCGGCGCCAGCCTGTGGGGGCCGGGCGTGGAGTTCGCCATCGGCAAGGGCATCCCGTGGGCGGTCCCGGAGCTGGGGTACGGCAACCAGGGCTCCCAGGATGTGGCGTGGATGGACACGCAGATCTCCTACCTGGCCACCACCCCGGCGGGTGGGGCGCACGCCTCGTGCGCGTTCGCGTGCTGGTTCGACACCGCGGGCCCGATCAGCAACCCCACGCCCGGCAGTAACCCGGCGTGGATCTCTGCGGCGAAGGCAGCCAGCCAGACGTTCCACACCGACCCCGCCGGCTTCGTGCTCTGACCTCCCAGTGGCCGGCGGCCCGTCCGCGCCGGGCATGGCGCGGACCCGGCCCCTTTGCCGGGTTGGCATGGACAGAGAGGTGATCGGGTGTGGCGTGGACCGAGCCTATCGTTGGTGACGATCGCTCCAGGTGAGGCGATGACAACCGTATTGTCCGCGACGCCATGGCCGACCCTCATCGCGGGTGGCGTCGCGCTGCTGCTGGTCGGTGTGGTGGGCTTCACGATCCGGTCCATCATCCGGGGCGATCTGGTCCCTCGGCAGTACCTGAAGGATGTGCAGGCCGAGAGGGACAAGTGGGAGGCGGCGTGGCGAGTCTCGCAGGAGACCATGACCGAGTTCGACGGCCGCCTGGACGCCAACACGGAGGCGTTGAGGCTCGTGGAGCAGCTCGTGAACGCGCTTGCGACGAAGGGCACGGCGCGGTGAGACTACCGTGGCGCCGCCACCGCGAAGACGTCGAGCCGTCTGCGGCGGACGAGGCGCTGGAGTTGAGTGAGCAGCAGCGTGACCGAGCCCAGGAACGGCGCCGCGAGTTCGAGCGGCTCGCGGTGCGGATGCGGCGGATGCGGCAGGTGAACCACCTGGGCGAGGCGTTCCGCGACGCGTTCGGGGAGCACCGGTGATTCAGGCGGCCGGCACGGCGCTGGTCGTGGTGAGCGCGGTCCTGGCGTGGACGGTGTGCATCGCCTACCACCTGTCGGCGCGCTGGTGGGAGAGCGAAGCCGGGCGTCACCTGATGACGTTCACGGCGGTGCTGGCGGTGGTGTTGACGCTGTGGACGGTGGGTGCGGTGACGCCGGCGACCAAGGGTGAATGGTGGCAGATCGTCCGGCTGGTGGCGTTCACAGGAGTTCCGATCAGCCTCGGGTGGCGGCTGTGGATGGTGTACCGGCTGCAGATCCGGCCGGGACTCAAACGGGAGAGGGGCAGACGTTGAACGTCATCAGCCGTGCGGGGTGGGGTGCTCGTGCCCCACGGAGCCGCTCCACGGTGTCGTGGGGGCAGCGCACCGAAGTGATCGTGCACTACTCGGAGGGCCCCACCACGCAGTCGGTGCGGTCCATCCAGGACTTTCATCTCAACGGCCGCGGGTGGTCCGACATCGGCTACAACTTCCTCGTCGACACGACAGGCCGGATCTACGAGGGCCGCGGGTGGCTGGTCGTCGGGGCGCACGCCCCGGACCACAACACGTCCGGCATCGGGGTGTGCATGATCGGCCGAGACGGGGACGCGACACCTGCGGCGAAACGCGCGATCCGCGCGGTGTACGACGAGGCGTGCCGCCGCACCGGACGGACCTTGGCGAAGCGCGGTCACCGGGACGTGTACGCCACAAGCTGCCCCGGCAACGAACTGCACGCCTGGGTCCGGGCCGGGATGCCCGTGGACGGCGCCGCTACTGCGCCTGAGATCGAGGAGGACGACGACATGCCGGTGTACGTCAGTGTGGGTGTGGACAAGCCGCAGGATCTCCCGCCGAACAAGTGGGTGACGGTGGAGTGGGGCGAGGAGTACTCCGACCAGGAGCACCACCACTGGAACAAGGGCGGTTCGTCGTTCGTGGTGGGGCCGGCGAGGTACGGGTTCACGGCGAACGTGCGGATCGACGGCCTCACGCCGGGGACGGAGCTGCAGGCGCGGGCGATCGAGCACCCCGAAGGCGCGGGAGACGTGCAGGGCGGCCCGATCTCGGAGTACACCGCCAGCGAGGGCGCGACGTTCGCGCACTACAGCCTCGCGGCGGACACGGTCGGCAAGGGCTACCGGGTGCGGTTCCAGGTGATCCACTACGGGACGCAGGTCGCGCGGATCACGAGCGGCTCGGCGAAGGCGTTCGTGTGGCCGACCGGGTGACGGCGGCGCCTGTGGTCTGCCGTCCGCTCGACTGCCGCTCGTCGGAGGGTGTCACGGTCGGGCTGATCGACGGGATCATCACCGCCGCGCGTGTTCTCCGAGACCGTGACCTCTCCCATCCTGCGGTTCGTGAGGCACTCGCCGACCTGCGCGAGGACGAGGATGTGGCGCATCTCGTCTCGCGGTCATGCTAGCTAGCAAGCTAGTTCGCATGTCGGGGGACTGTCGGCGTCGGCCGATAGAGTAGACCTCCCTCCCCGCCTGGCCGAAGGCAGGCCCGCGATCGAACTCCGCGACCTCCACGACCGGTTCGCCGCGCTCGCTGTCGAGCCCGAACCGGTCCGGACCGTGCGCGGGGTGGGGCTCGCGGTTGCTGAGTACTGGCTGATCCATCTCCCCGAGGGACCCGCGCGGGACAAAGCCCTGGCCGCGCTCAGTGAAGCGGTCGACCTCGCTGCGGACGCGTACACCAGCGCCGCATAACCCCCCGCCCCTCGAACCTCCCCCCTCCTTCCTATTCAGTGTGGC